TAAGTATGTAGAACTGTCTGTAGAGCGCTTGCGGACGAGGGTTCGATTCCCTCCGCCTCCACCAACTAATCCTTATAAAACAGCCACTTAGAAATAAGTGGCTGTCTTTTTTTGGGGCTGGATGGGGTTGTTTGGGCATCGGAATGACAGCTTAATGACAGCCCCACGGTCAACCTGTTTTACTACCAGCGAGCACCCTCACAGACCACTCCTGCACGTACTCGGCGCCGCCCTCCCCACGTTCGATCCCCTTGAACAGCATCTTGTCGGTGTGCATGGTGACGAGCTTAGCGTCGAGTAGCATTGGAATGATGGGCTCTTGCCGAGATCCGTCATCGGAGGACAGCTTCAGCTGGGCGCCGTCGCCGCATAGGACTAGCGTCACGTCGCCAGTTGAGCCTGGATCGGACTGAACCTCGTTAATATGTTTCCGCAGGCCGCGCTGCCGAAGACGTTTGACAATGCTGTACATGAGTACAGTATAACCACTATCAAATTTCAGTCAGCTTTTGCATAGCATTCAATTGAGCAGATGTTCATGCGCCGGCGGCGGGAGACGCCGACAGCTGAATTGTTTTCATGCGTCCACGCCGCTCGAGCATCACCGTGGTGACGCCACAATCACGCAGCAGGTCAAGCATTTTTTCCCAAGTTTCGCGGTCGGCGAGGCCCTTCGCACCGCTCAGGTAGACGATTCGGTCAGTGAGGTGGGTTACGGTGACGATTGCTAGGTAGGGCAAGCGCTTCTCGTAGCCGCCTGGCTGATCGTAAGCGCGGATCTCGGAAGTTCGCGTGCTCATCTTCATGTGGATCATTCCGACCTCCAGGCATTCAGCGAATTACTTCTGCGATTAGGCATACTCATCATTGGTTCAGGCCTCGGCAGCAGGCCCTGGAGCGTAATGCGACGCCCCACCGATGCGAACCCCGGCCCACATTAGCCAGCGCCGCCAGCCGGCCACGCCAATCACTGCAGAGGCCTCGAGGAACACTGCATCCGCCACGTCGCGAGGTGCGCGGCCGGAGGTGTAGAGGTAATCGTGGACAACGGCCGCCCGGCGCGCCACATTGCCGCAAAGGCTGTACACGATCGGGAGACGCGGTACGCTGGCCAGGTCGGTGGGGAATCCGGCTGGGACAGTGATCACGCGTCCGGCGACATCCGACTCGTACACCAAGGGCGCCAGGAGAACCCATTTCTCGTCGGCTGCGCCCTCGTTATCACGCATGTCCAGGGGGGTAAGGAAGCGGCTCATGCCAACGCCTCCATAAAACGATCGGTGATGGCACAGCGATCGGCCAAGCCGGTGTCGCCACCGTTCACGACACGCGAGATCGCGGCGATCTTGCCAGCGTCAGCCAGCGGGTTCAGGCTCGTGCCAGTACGGTTCCCTTCGTGCCAGAACCAGGCTGCAGCAAAACAGCCGACATCAGGCCGCGACAGGAGGTCGGGCGACGTGACCAGGTCGTACTGGATGGCGAGTCCACATCGGCGGTAGTTTTCTTTGCCCGTCAGCTGGATCGGTCCACGACCGCGGTACCGCCAGCCGTCGCCGGAATGAATCGGCCCGTTGCCCAACCGACTGCCATAGGCGATATTGGCGATCATCTCCTGATCGGCTTTCTGGACACCCGGAATATAGCCAAGGCGATCAGCCTGCTCCCTTGTGAATCGCCCCTTAAACCCTGAAACCGTCATTAAGCGATCAGGACGATAGCTCAAGTCTTCGATTACTTGGCTCAGGTTTTTCGATTCGTGCAGCAGCTGGCTGACGAAGGCGGCTTGGCGCTTCGGCGTGCTGATGCTAAACCGTGCCATCGCATTGTTCAGCGGGTCGATGAAGAGCGCAGCGGTACCAGGGCGGACCTGGCCAATAGAGACGAGCTGTTCGAGCTTCACAGGATCACCCCCAGCGCAGCTAGGCGCGCCTTGCTTTCGCGCTCCGCGAGATCTGCTTGGCGCTGCTCGCGCGCGTTCTTTTGACGCGTGTACCAGAGGTTCAGGATGAACGTCAGGAGCGCCGTTACGATGCCGGCGATAACGCCCCACTGCGTAAGGGTCAGCGATGCTCCGATTGATACTGCCCCACCGGCATAGCTAGTGACTTCCGGGATGGTAAATTTGCTCATTGGCGACCTTGTGCGCATTGCACTCATGGTGGATAGACGCCGCCGATGAATCAGGAATGGAGACGTCTTAAAAAAGAATGCCCCCAAGTTAACAATTGCCTTGTCTCATTTCTAGGGAGAAATGAGACAACCGGATGAGAAAGTGTCCTACATGCTTTCCCATTCCAGCGTGGTAGCGTGCTGCGCAAAATTAGGCCTGCGCATTGCAGACGTCTGCACAAGCGCACCGTAGATCCGGTGGTCACGCGCACGCTCATGCGACAGGTCACTCGGGTATAGGTCGATGATGCTCGGCCCGTCGACGTCGTTAGCCACCTGCATGTCGCAGACAAATGAGCGATCGCGCTCGGTCATGCTTCCGAGTTCGATCGACAGCTTCCAGCGTTTCGTTCCCTTCACCGCGCGGCGATCGCCGGCGTCCGTGTAGAAGGCGGTCGTCGTACTGACGGGCGTGCGGGCGGGATCGTAGGATGCATTCTCATCGGGGCTGAACGCCTCGCCCACGAACACTCGCGACAGCTCAAGGTAGCCCTGCAGGCTGCCCGGATCCTTGACTCGAATGACGAGACGCCTAACGCTCGTGTTGGGGAAGTAGATGAAGGCGTGGGCACCGCCGCCCCAGGCATACGCACTTGCCGCGCTGACGGGAGTCCATGGCGGCAGGAGCTCGCGCGGACGGGCCGGGCATGCGAGGCGCACACCAGTGTCGAGCACCTTGCTGGCCCCCGCCTCGTCGGAATAGCCGAGTACTTCGATCGTCGTCAACGGCGAGCCGTTACACCCAGGGAAGTGGACACCGCCGATCCGCTCGGCGACGCCCCAGGTCATGATGATCTCGATGTCGGTTCCGACGGCACGGCAGACGTGCGACTTTGTATCGTTCAGGATGGCCGCGATCGACATTCCAGGGGCGACTGGCGCCGCGGACAGCGCCGCACGCGACGCCACGTTTTTGTTCATGATGATCAGGTTAGGCATCGAGGGAGTTCCAGGTGTAGCCGTACGCCTCGGCGGGCGTGGTGGCGTTGTTGATCAGGTCGCGCAGCATACGGCCACGTTCGTGTATCGCGTCGACGCGCGTGGTCAGGGCGAGGCCCATCGCGATTAGTTGGGTGCCGTTCAAGTCACGGCGCGAATTGTCGGCAAGTGTCCAGCGCCGCGAAATCGATTGACCTACGGCTTGAGCCATGTACGCAACAAAGGCCGCCCCTGTGACGTTCTCCTTGTTCGGGTCGTACAGGCCACCCTCGAACTCGAAAGGCGCCGCCTCTGCCTTGTCGCGATCGACCTTGGCGGCGGTCCATGCGGCCGCCTGCGCCTGCTCGAGCGTCGCCGTCTCGACCCATTGCGGCCGACCGTCCAGATAGAACGCTACCTGCGTCGGCGTCGGCGGCGTGAGCGGAAAGGGTTGCGCCCAGGGCACGTAGGTGAAACCGCCAAAGTCGGCCGGCGTCGGCGGGGGCGGCCCGATATCGGGCGCGTCGAGATTGACGATGTGAGCAATGCGGCTATCGCAATCGAGTCCTAAAAATTGGATCATGTGAGGGTTACGTAAATTACTTTGGAAACCACGACCGTGCTGCCGCCGTCCGAAATTGCGCAGGTTATCGTGCATTGCACTTCGTCGCCGGCAACCGCCCCGGTCGGCGTCACGTACAAGGTAGGCTGTGCTACGTTGCTCGACCCAAGGCTGAATTGCGCCTGCACAGCGTCACTAGAAATGCTCCAGGCGTACGACGGATTGACCGGGTTAGAAATTCCCGCCGTATGCGCTCCGCAATAGGTCTTGCCTGCCGCGTGGTAGATCGCGAACGAATCGCCAGGCGTGCTGGTAATCGAGGCGATGCGGCTTGCGAGCTGTAAGTCAGGGTTGATGATTTTTTGCCCGCTTGATTCAAATTGATCGTTGGCCGGGTTGACTCGAAAGTATTTGCCGCTGTTCGCGCGCAGGCTCAATGCAGGGTTGCCATTGGCGTCAGCGCCGAAAAAAGCGCCGACGCCCAGGTCGTATCCCGATTGCCCTTGCCGGATCGCGCCGCCGGCGCCGAGTTGCATGTCGCCAACGTAGGCGACCAATGCACGAATGGTGTCGCCATTGATGTGGCGCGAGTCGATGCTATCGGCCTCGATGCTATAGGTGCTCGCCATTTCGTCGAGGCGCAGGCCGGTCACGGCCATTGCCGACGAGGTGCTCGCCGCGTCGTTCGCGTTGATTTGAACGAGCACACGGCAGTATTTGGCCGTCGCGGGCACTGGCCGACCGACGACTTTGGCGCCGAGATTGTTGTCGCGGTGCATGCGCCACGTCGAATCCCCGCCGGGCACTGGCGCCGACATAAAGTTCGTTCCGAATTGGTCGCTCCAAGGTGTCGACAAGGCATTGTCGGCCGCGTCGTAAAAGACGACCCCGATGCGCAGCGCACGGTTATTGCCTGCAGACGCCCACGCCCATACGGATGCGTTGTAACTTTTGCCCGACTCGACCGGGAATTTTTCGCTTACGGCCGAGGCGTAAGCCGCCGTGCCCTGCACGTACGTGTTTGCCGGCGCAGCGCCGCCAGGCCCGGTCGCTGCAAACATATTGTTCAATATCCACGACGCGGGGTCTGTAAAAAATGGATCGCGATTGAGCGCGCCACCGCCCCCCGTAACCTTGATAGAGCGAGCCGTGACCGAGTCGACGTCCATGTGAGACGCCTTGATTTCGAGGGCGCGAATATGCTCGGCGCGCACGGCGTCGACCGCAATCAGGGCAGCATAAATCGCTCGCTCGACGAGCAGGTTACCGGTTAAGAATGCGCCAGGGAAGAACCACGCAGAGCCGCTCCATTCTTTGGTGTAGCTCACGGTGCCATTGCTGATCGTGACAATGTCGCCGACCACGTTGCCGCCCGGCGTGATCGCGTCGGCCGTAGCGTCGTTCCAGGCGCCACCCACTGCGCGGTAGAAACCTGCGCCCCTCGAACCGGGCACGCTCACGCCGTCGGCGCCGCGGAACTTCGACCAGGTGTATTCGGCTGGGTTCGTGCCTTCGACCGCAGTTGTTTTGTTGACCGCGATGCCGATATACATTGTCGAATCGCTCGGAACGTCGCCCATGGCGGCGCCGTCGGCGTTCGCGCTGTACTTGATCCATGTATAGAGGGTGGCGCCGTCGGCCCCGTTCTCGCCCGGCTGCCCGTCGGTGCCGGCGATCAGCGACCATTTATAATCGGCCGGATTGTTGCCCTCCTCGGCGGTGCTCCGGTTGTACGCAAACCCGATGTATTCTTTACCCGAAGGGTCGTTCGAGATACCCGCCCCGGCGGCGCTGTCGGCGTAACGAATCCAGGTGTACGTGGTCGAGCCGAGCGAACCATCGCGCAGAACCGGGATAATGCAGCTGCTCGTAAAGGTCTCGCCAGCGCTGATCACCGTGGCGGTAACGATTGCGGTCGAACCTCCGTAAGTGACGTCGACGCTTCGGTCGGTCGTATTCGAAATGGTGGCGCCCTGGGCCGAGAACTGGACCGCCTCCTCGAGTCCTATCAGGTCGACCTTGATTGTAATGACGCCAATGTCCACTTCCCCATCCGCGGTTAAGTGAAAGCCCGGCGCGCTCGGCGTCAGGATGATCGATGCGTTGTTTGGGTTGAGCAAGCGAACAGGGGCCGCCTGCAGGAGCCGGTCGATATCGTTGATTACTGGGATCATTTCAAAAACCTCACTTTTACTTCCCGCGTCCACCAGTTGGGCGTAACCGCCAGCACCTGCGCCTCGACACCCGCGGCCATTCCGTCCTGGTCGTGATAGACAATAAGGCGGGCGCCCTTCTGGAGCATCAGCAGATCGGGCGTCCCGTCGAACTCATAGATATCGCGGCCTGTTCCCCACAGCGCGATCCGGCGATCGGCTTCGGCAGTCGCGTCGACGCCGTGCAGGAACATCGTGGCGGTCACCGCCGCGTCGCCCGGGAGCTTGTAGTCGCGCTTTGCTTCCGGGCTGTACCGGGTCACCGTCAGCGGCCATTCCTTTTCGAACAAAGCCTTGTGTGCAGCGAGTAGACGGGTTTGCAGCGCCGGCTGGGGTGTCCAGTTTTTACAGAATCCCAGCTTGACGGCCGCCACCGGATCGATGTGCTGCACGTGACGCAAGGTGCCAACCTTGATGTGTTCCTTGCGGATCTCGGTCGCGGCGCCGGCGGCCGGCAGAGCGATCTGGATCAGCTGCAGCTTGCCGTTGAGGGACGGCGCCAGCTGGGCTCCGACGCTCCCGGCCAGCATGGCGCAGGCGTCGATAACGTTCAGGCTCTCGCGCGCGTGCAGCCCCACATCCTGCTGATGGGCTGCATCGAACGCGGCGAAATTGACCGCGTCGATATTAACCAGGCTGTAGCGGCCGACGTCCTTCCCATAGCCGGTGATGAAACGCTGCACCAGCTGCGCGATCGTCCTGCGGAAGACGCCGCCGAACTTGTCGCCCTGGACAGTGGCCGTTATGGCGGCGCTTTCATTGTTCACGGTCAGGACGGCCTTGCCGGTGGCATCCGACACCACGACCTGCTCGGTGATCGGCAGCCCGCTGGCACGGATCTCGGGGATGCCCTCGATCGGGCCGTCGTGCCACTGCCGCTCGAGCGCATTGGCGTCGCTCCACTCCCCGCTCGCATTGCAGGCCTCGCCGAAGGTTAGAGGAATCAACGTGTCCGCATTCGGCCCAGTGCCGCCGAACTTTTTCTCGCTGAGCGGATAGTTCAACCCTTCCATCATGTCCCGCAAGCGCAGCGCAAATGCGCGCGTGCCCTTACGCACCAGGCCCACCGTGTGACCGACGAGGATCTCGCGATAGTCAGCGCGCGACCAGGTCTGATCCCCCACGAGTGCCACCAGCTCATCGGCCCAGATATGGCCGGCGAAGGCTTCATTCACGCCGTTCGTGTTATCGATCTCGATGTCGCCGGCGTCCAGTTCCGCGGCGCCGGTGAGCGAAAGCGACTCGGTAAAGGGAATGCTGGTGGCGACAATAGGCGCGTAGAACACCGGGTTGTTCGTGCCTTCGGTCGTGTAGCCGTTGGTCGACCAGGTAAAAGCCGTGCGCACGCCGTCGACCAGGGCGAACGTCTCCACCAGAATGTTGGTGATCGACTCATCGCTCTTGAGCCAGGCGGCGAAGGCTTCATCGCTGATCGTGCGGACTGGGGGCGTGACATCGGGAGCCGCTGCACTGGCGAAGACCAGGCTGCCATCAGGCGCCCGGACGGTGTCGAATATGAGTGCCGCCATCTATGCCACCAGCACCGGAGCGCCCACGGTCGTCGTGCCACCTGCGTCCGACAGCATGAGGAAGTACCAGCCCTTCGGCACCGTCGCCGCAGGCACCGCTATATCGAGCCGCGGCGATCCTGCGATCATCGTGTGCATGCCCTGCGCAACTGGCGCCGCCAAGTCCTTTACCCTCAGTTGCGCGAAGAGGGACCAGTCGAGCGTGGCCAAGTTCAGGTGCGGCACGTCGCCTTTGGTGACCAGGTCATAGCGAATATGGTTGTACCCGTCGCCACCTGGCGCCGGCGCCGCGCTGGTCGTGACGGTAATCGTGAGCGGCATCGAGACGTTTTCATTCGTGTCGACGCAACGCACTTCGATCTTGTAGGGCGTGCTCGGCGACAGGCCGGCGAAAGTGTGCTGCTTGCTCGTTTCCTCGTCCAAGCTGGCAGGTGAGTAAGGGCCGCTGCCGCCGATCCTGTATTCCCGGCGCGCGACGGCGACGTTATCAGAGCCGGTCGTGCTCGACCAGTCGACCGTAATCGCGGACGACGTCCTGGTGACAGCGAGCAACCCCGAGAAGGACGGCGCAACATCATCGGGCTGTGGGACGACACCACCACCTCCAGCTGGCAAGTAGGCGTTTGGCGTAGAAGCATTTGTCGAGAATCCTTGCACAGTCTCTCCTTATCGCGCAGGCAAACGCTTCAGCGCCGGCTCGATGAAGCTATCGTCGAGAACGTGATACCCGGCGCTGCTAAGGTGAATGTGGTTGCCGGTTTCGCTATCAGCCCACAGGGCAGATGAATACGCAGATTCAAACGTCGCCATCTGGTAATCGGCCAGGTTGAATGGACTGCCCGCCGCACGCACATCGAACATGCCTTTCGCTCCGTAGGCGCGATAATTCGCGCGCAGCAGGGCGTTATATGCCTCGATCACAGCGTTTTGCGCCGTCGTTGCGGCCTGCCCAGCGTTGGTCTGTCGCGGCAGGCAGGTGCCCAGCAGGATGATCCACGGGTGTAGCGCGAGGCGCCCCGCGATGTAGTCGGCCATGTCCTGCGCCGCCTGCGCCGCTGTGCGTCCGACGTTGCAGATGCTGTTCGTGCCTTCCCACGCGACGAGGACGTTGGTCTTGCCATCCACCCAGGCCGCATCGACTTCACCCGCGCCGGAAATCATCTGCTGCGTGGTATGTCCAGCGCTCGCGAAGTTCGACACGGTGCAACCGGTGAAGGCCGTCTTGGCCTTCAAGCTGTTCGGCCAGGGGTAGCCGCCAACACCTGCCGTCAACGAATTACCGTCGCAGGCGATGTTCACGTTGGCGCCGAACCGGATGCGCGGTGATCCACCAAGAATCGGCCCCATTACGCAAACCCCGTTTGAGCCAGCAGTTGCACAGCAGCGGTATTCGAGCAGAGCAGCTGAACCCACATTTGCGGCGCCGAGCCGTGATCTGCAGTTTCCATATCGACAAACACGGTCGGCGCCGCGGCCCGTGCGAGCTGGATTTTCAGGATATTGCCCACGCGAGCAAAGCGCAGAATGTCGCCTGCGGCCGGCGCAAGCCCCGCAGCGTTGACTTGATTTGTGCCTAGCGCAATGCGCTTATAGGTGCTAGGTATTGCACCCGCCCCGCCCTGGGCGTACACGCCGAATCTCCAATTGCCCCAAATCGTTAGCGGCTGGGTGATGCAGAAACCGCCGAGGAACTCATTCGCCGCAGTAATCTTGAAGTCCCACGTTCCATCCGTATTTGCCGGCAGGGACTTGACGCTGACGCCGCCGATAGTGTTTGCAAAAGACCCGCCGTTGCCGGTGTAGGTGTACGGGTCGGCGCCACTTTCCACCAGCGAGGCGAGCGCGGTGAGGCGCGGATAATTAGCTGGTGCCGCCACATCGGTAACGAACGAACTCGTATTCGCCACCGTCGAGTCGTTGCCTGCCGCGTCGCGGTGCAGGTAGTGACCGTACAGCGTCGAAGCGGCAGGCAACCCGGTGAAGGCCACAGCCTGCGCGCCGGTCGCTGTCACGGCCTGGCTTGCGCCTGCCTTGACGGTAGCGGCCGATTCGACAGCATTCGCGCTCGCCATGTAATACAGCGTGCCGTTCGCTTCGTTCGTGGTAACGCTGCCCGTTGCCGTGGTGGATCCGGTCTTCGTCGCGGTCGGCGTCGAGAGCGTCGGGGCCGTAGTGTCCCCGGCTGCTGCCGTCGTGAAGCTGGCCGAGGTGACGCGCGTCGAGTCGTTGCCGGCGGTATCAGTCTGTACAAAGTGCAGGTAATAAAGCGTGCTCGCGTTCAGGCTGGCAACGGTAACTGCCTTGCTTCCGATGCTGGTCACGGCAACCGAGGAACCGGCTTTTACGCTGGCGACTGATTCGGTCGCATTTGTCGTTGCGCGCCAGTACAGTGTGCCGTTGCCTTCGTTGGTGGTGACGGAACCGCTGCCGGTCGTTGTACCTGTCGATGCGCTCGTTGGGCTGGTCAGCGTCGGCGCCGTGGTATCCGGCACGGCGGCAGGCACAGCGCCCACGGCTTGCGACGCCGAGAAGAATAGATCGGAGCCGTCGTAGAAGAACTGAAGCTGGTTCACGATACCGGCGCGGTTATCGTAGCCCGACGACCCGCCCCATTCCTTGAAGGCCGAGAAATTTGGCAGGTTCACGCCGTCGGCGGTCAGGCGCAGGTATGCCAGAGCGCCACGCACCGCGCCGGCGGCGGCCGTGAAGGTCAGCGGCCCGGTAACGGTCGATGCGGCCATGTAGGACGAGCCAGGGCGCGACAGCGGGATCGCAGGGGAGAACGGGACATCGGCCACGAGGGCGATTGCATTCGCGTCCATCGTGGCAAACACAGTCTTCGTGCCCGCGCCGAAGTTGACCTTCACGCCCGGGCCAGCCGAGCCGTTCAGCACTGTGTCGCGGGAGAACGTCGTCGCGGTCAGGATGGTACAGAGCGACAGTTCCCAATCGGTGCCGGACTCGTCCTCGATCATCATGGCAACTTGCTTACCGGGCGCGATGCTCGACAGCGGGAGGCACCGCGCTGCAGCGCTCCCCGTTACGGTGACATTGCCCGTGCCGGTAGTAGTGGTCGTGGTTTTTACACGGTTCATGCTGGCCTTCTTCTTGTGTTGAATGAGGGTGTTTTTAATTCGTCGCTGCTATGAGCAGCTATCCGCGTGTTGCTACCCTGGCCGGATTTCTCGCCAGGTAGGCGGCCTGCTCCATCGCTCCGCCCACTTCTTTGGTGACGGCTTCGGCCATTTCTCCAGTAGCATCCACATAAGCCTCGGCGTTACGGTTTGTATCCGTGCGCAGCAGCTTCAGCTCGGCGAGCACCGCGGCGTTGATCGCCCGCTGCTCCGCGTTTTCCTCGCGCAAGGCTTTCACTTCGCTGGCCAGCGCCTCCGTGCCCGCGTTCGAGCTTGCCGCATACCTCTGCAGGTCGAACGCCGGCGCGACCGCAGGTGCCGCCACGCCCTGGTTGACGATGGCCTGCTGGATCGCGGCCGCGGTGCCGTTCAGCTGGTCGAGGCTGACAACCTGCTTGTCGAGCGCAGTCAGCTGCCGCTGCGCATCCGTCAGCTGGGCGCCGGCGATCGCGGCCAGGCGGCCCATGTCGCCCTGCACCTTCGACTTGTCGCCGATGAATGCCGCGCTCGAAGCGTTAATCACCTGGCTGGCAGTGAGGAACGCGGTCGCCGCGCTCTGGGCGCCGGATGCGGCGGCGGAATCGGACGGGTTGGCGAGCGCCTTGTCGACCGCCGCGTTGTACTGGCGTTGCGTCTCGAGGTACTTTTCCATCGGCGTCAGCGTGCTCAGGCTGCCGAGCTTCAGGGAATCGAGATAGGCAAGCGTGCTGGTCTTGGTCGAGGTCAGGCGGTCGATCGTCTCCTGGAGGGCGTCGGAGGTGCCGCCTGTTGCTTCCTTCAGCTGACGCTGCAGGGCCACCTGGTCGAACAGCGCGCGGTTGGCCGGGTCGACCTCGAGTCGGGCCTTGGCCAACTTCTGGGCGGACGTCAAGGTCAGGTCGTCCCACTCAGCCAGCAGATCGGCACGCTCGTCGGCGGCCGCGCTGGTCACATCCTTGAATGCCTGCTGCACGCTCATCAGCGTCGCCCAGGTCTTGGCGCCGGCTTCGGTGGTTACATCCAAGCTGAGAATGAATTTCTTGAACATCGCCTCCGCGTCGGCGCCTTCGGTCGTCAGGCCGTACTGGGCCAGCACCGGGTTCAGCTTGGCTTTCTGGGCCTTGATCTGCTCGGCTTCAGTGTAGAAGTTCTGCATGAACGACTTGGCCGATGAGGCGAATGCGTCCAGGCCGCCTGACAGCTCAACCAGGCGCTCCTTCGCCTCCACGGTCATGCCGTTGAGGATTGACGCCATTTTTCCAGCGGAGCTGTACAGGCCCGTGGCGGTCTTGCCCATCGACGCAAACACGCTATCAACTGCCTTGACGTCGGTAGCGACGCGCACCAGGGTTTCCCCGATACCCTCGCCCATCTTCTGGAACTGGGCGATGGTCGGGAACAGGTCTTTCGTCACCTTGTCGAAGGCGACGGAGACGCCGGCATTGAGGGCGTCGGTGAGCTCCTGGCCTTTCAGGTCGCGCAGGCTCACCTCGAAATCGACGCTGATGCCGTTGATCGCATTGGTGAGGGTGGCGCCGTCCTTGCCCAGCTTGACGCCGGCGTCGACCAGAAGGTCGCCCATGTTGTCGAAGATAAGGGCGAACGGCTTCATCGCCTCCGCGCTCAGCGCCTTCGTGTTGGTCGACTTGCTGGTCGAATCGCCGTGGAACCAACCGCCGTCACTGGTTTTGATGACGTCTTCATACTGGACGCCGCTGCCCTGCCCTGCACGCAGGGCACCAAATGTGCCGCTGAACTTGACGCCGGTATCGTCGATGGTCGTCGTCTTGTCAGACCCGAAGAAGTTCGAGCTCGAGCTATTGACGGTGCCGAAGCCGCTGCCGCCGGTGATGCCGGTCGTCTGCATGATGCCTTTGGCGGCGCCGCCCAGGGCCGTCTCGATGTTGCGCAGCGCGGAGAGCATCGCGTTCTGATAATCCAGCTCGAGCGCCGCGTAGGCCTCCATCCGCTCGAGCGACTTGGACATCGATTCCGACTTGGCGGTGCTGTCACCCAGGACGGTGCCGGTGCCCTGGACCTTTTGCTTTTCTTCGAAGGACGGCGTGACCGCACCGCCGCCACCGCCTATCCCACCCATCATGGACGCACCGATCGCGACAACTGCGGCGAGCGTGGCCGCGCCGGCTGCCAGGTTCCAGGGGAACGGCAGGGAGGCGAGCGACTTGACGACAGCGGTGACGCCCCAAGCGCTGGCCTCGGTAGCAGCGAGCCCGGTCGACGCGGCCGTGGTAGCGGCCTCTCCGGTCAGCTTCGTTGCGTTTAGCGTGAGGTTGGCTGCAACCTCGCCTTCCTTGAAGAAGATTTTCTTGACCATGGCCTGCAAAGCCATCGCCATCTCGTAGGCGCGGAACGCCTTCTCGGCGCCTTCCATGATTTTGTAGCCGGCGGTGTGCTCTTTGAAGAATTTCTTGCCGGCGCTGGCCATGTCGCCGTACTGGCGGATCTGCGCGGTGGCGGCCGCCTGGGATGCCTTCGTCTCAGCCAACTTAATCTTGGTGAGGTCGCCCTTAGCGTCGGTTTTCTCCTGTGCCAGGTTCGCGGCGATCGCCGCCTGGGCGCGGCCGTAGCCGGTCAGCGCGGTGGTCATGCCGCCGATTGCGTCACCGACGCGGCCGAACGAATCGACCATACCGCCGGCGGCGTCACGTGCTACATCGTCGAGCGCGGTCATCACCTCGAGCAGCTGGTTAGCGCGCACCAGGTCGGAGCCCTTGTCTTGCAGATCGACCTTGCCCTCCCACTTCGCTTTCGTTTGAAGCGCGGCGATGAGGCGGTTGGTGTTCGCAATCTCCTGCTCCGTGCCCTCGTTCGTTTCCAAGGCAACTGCGCGGGCCTGCAACTTCGCGATCGTCGCCGCGGTGATCGCGGCCGGGAGCTTGCCGTAGTTCTCGTACTGCGCTTCCAGCGCGACCACTTCCTTGTTGACTGCATCGACCTCCGCGTCGGCCGCGGCTTGCGCTGCGCGAACCGGTGCCTGGGCATCGTAGAGGTATTGCTTGCGCAGCAGGTCTGCCGCACCCAGCGAAGCCTGGAGGGCGGCGTTCTTCTGGTTATTCAGCACGGCGATCTTGCCGTTAATGGCGGTCTGCTCAGCGGCGTCCTTTGCGCCCATCGAGCGCAGCGCTGCGATTTCGGCATCCCTGATGCGCACGGCATCGGTGCCGGCAGCGAGAGCGGCCTCGCGCTTCGCGACGTAATAGGCGCTGTCCGATGCCAGGCCCTGGCGATTCATCTCAGCCACCATCGCCAGGCCACGCGCACGCGATGCCATGTCGGCCTCGATTATCGCCTTGTGCTGGGACAGCGACGCGTCAGCGGCCGCTTTCTCGTTTGCCTGGGTAAGCTTCAGGAACTCGGTCGCTTTTGCTGCTGCTGCTGCTGCTGCCTTCTCCTTTTCAGCGGCGGCCTTCTTGTCCGCTGCTGCAGCGGCCTTTGCCGCTGCTTCCTTGGCCGGCCCATCGATCTTATCCTGCTGATCCTGGATATCCAGCTCAACCCCCGCGATCTTCGCCTCGAGGTCGACCTTCGAATCGCCGAACAGCCAGCGGGTCAAGCCGCCGGCAAATGGAACATTCTTGCTCGTTGCTAAGTCGGATCGCAGCCCTTCCAGTTCTTCGCGCAGGTTCTTGATCTTTTCCTGTGGTGCGGCGAACTCGTCCGAGAACAGAAAGGCACCCATGGTTTCGAACGATACCAATACGGCGTGCAGCTTGCCCGACTCGTTATAGGCGTCGACGATCCTCTTGGTGAACTCGTTCAGTGCCGGCAGCATCTCGATCGCCAGGCTCATCTTGGCGCCGTCAATCCGGGCCGACATCTCGGCCATCTGGTCATTGAAATCGTCTGCGCGTGCTGCCATCTCGGCAGTCACGCCAGACATGGCCTTGCCCTTGTCGACCATCTCGCCAATGCGTTGGCCGCCTTCCGACATCAGCGGCGCCGCGCCCTTCCAGGACTTACCCACAGCGTCGGCTGCGAAGGCCGCACGCAGGGAAGGATCCTCGATGGCGGCGAAGACATCGGAAAACTGCTTGAACGCTTCCAGTGGTTCCTTGGACGTCACGCCGAGAAGGGCGAATTTCTCGGCGTTCTTGCCCATGTTGGCGGACAGTTTGGAGATGACCTCAGCCGTGCCTTCGAGCTCCGCCCCTGACTGGGTCGCAGCGAGCTTCAGTCCTGACAGGTCTTCCACCGAGATCTTGGTGGTAGCGCTCAGGTCCTTGAGGTTGTCCAAGGTGTCGATCGAGCCCTTGACCATGCCGACTAGCCAATCGATGCTGACGCCGGCGATGGATGCCTTGACGATGTTGCCCATCGTCGCGTGGATGCTGTCGAGCTTGCCACCGAGCTCCCCGATCTGGCGCAAAGAACCCGTTGCCTGGGCGCGCAGGCGATCGAATTCGCGGATCGCCTGTTCGGCCTGGGCTGTGATGACTACTCGGGATTCGCTCATTTCTTTTTCTCGCTCCAAGCCTTCAGGGTTGCTCGTTCCATGACCTGTATTTCTTCAAACACCCGGTTGCGGTCACGGCGCGCAATACGGCGGTGATTCATCACTATGTTGACCGCTTCATAATTCAGCCCGGTCGCGCCGCCCATGCCCACAAGCCATTGCGTCGACAGGGCATGGAACAGGTTCCAGGTCGCCACGTTCTCCGGCCAGAGGTAGAGTTCGTCAGGAGTCTCGACGTTGCGCATGGCCACCAGGCCGAAGACTGCGAGGGCGGTGTCAACCTCTGTCTCGGCCTGCTGCTCCGTCTCCTCGTCGACCAGCTGGCCGAGCGCCGCGTGGCGCGCGACCTCGGCTAGTTTTTTGCGTTGACGCCTGCGACCTTCAGGTAGGCATTCAGGCACTGCATGCCCATGCCGGCAATGCCCATCAACGCGGACATTGCCTCGTCACAGAATTCGGCTGCGGTCTTTTCGTCTTCCTCGAGCACGAGACGCTGATCACGCCAGCCGGTAGTGATCTTCTTCATCAGCTCGGAAGCCGACTCTTCCTTGTCTTCCAGCTCCAGCTTGAGCGCGTCGGCACCGAGGCGTTTGCACACGAGCGAGAACTTGAATGGGCGGGGCGTGCCGCTTTCGTCGGCGATCTTGCCTTCGACGAGGACGATGACGTTGTCGCTAACGACAACTTTGTATTTTTTGGTGTTCATGTTTTTCCTGTGGAGTTGCCGGGGCCGCAGCCCCGAGGGTTATTACGCGAAGCTGGTGAAGATGCGGATCTCGTCGTTGCCGACTTTCGGCTTCATGCCCAGCTTGTAGCCGATCATGCGTACGCCGTTGAGCTCTTCCTTGGTAGGTTCCTTCATCTGCACGGCAGGGGCGAAGACGCCCACCTTGTCGTAGGCGACTGTGCCGTGGATGAGCCCGACGGAAGTGAGCGCAGCCGCCTTGATCGAGCTCAGGAACGCAATCTCTTCCGCAGCTGATACCTTCAGCTTTACGGTGCCGGTCACGTCGCGCTCCGAGATGCCGATCGACTCGCCGCCCAACAGCTTCTGGAACTGGGCCTTGATGCCCAGGTCGATCTTTAAGCCATCGCTCGGGTAAGTGGTGCCGGCAGCGAAACTCGGGGCAGTGGTCACCGAGTGGGTCGCACCGAAGTTCAGCTTGCCCGAGTTCGCATCGAGAACGATCTGCGGCACGCGCCATGGGGTCAAGGTCGTCGCAACAACTGGCGTCTGCACATCGCCACCGTCAATGCCCATGAACTTGAAGCTGATGACCGGCTTCTCGCCAACGCCCAGATTCAGACTGGCGGTACCACGCACGCCGAGCAGCTTGTGCAGAACGCCATCGTCGTAGTAATAGATGGTCGACGACTCGAAGTTGCCGGAGATCGGCACGTAGTCGACGCGCACGTCGGGCGTGATAATTTCGGCAAAGCCGATGGAGCGCATCAGCGGGCCCCAGGCCGGCGCGACTGCGCTCAGGCCCGAACCGACCAGTTCGACGTCGAAGCCGCATTCCTTGTAGCGTGCGCCCGGGAGTTCTTCCGAGCCGCCCAGGTAATCGCGGATGATGCCGCGCGCGATCCATTCAGCGTTCAGGTTGTTGATGCTCATGTTGCTGACGACGAGTGCGTTTGCCGCACCGCTCGGAATGGCATCCTGACCATAGGTGGTTTCCAGCTTGGCCAGGATGGCCGTCTTGTTAATCAGGCGGTCCACGAGTTATTCCTTTTCGGTTGCGACTGGAGCCGGGTCATTCTTGACCAGGTCACCAGTTTCGGGATTGCGGGTATAGCTGCCACCCGTGCTCGGATGCTTGTGCAGTACTTCGGCTGCCGGCTGTGCAGACGTCTGCACTTGGCTCGCCGGCGCCGGCGCCGTCGACGCTTCCGCGTCCTTCGTATCGATCGGGTTTTTCATACCTTCAGGGTTCTCCCATTGGTTTGGTGTTTCACTAAAAAGCGCGCGCTGATGCTTGCGACCGAGGCGTCGAGCTGGTCGAAATCCCAGGCCAGCGTGTCGCCGGCAAGCGGCTCAATATCCATGACGCCGTAGCCGAGATCCGAAGCAGATGCGAGGTTGTCGAATACCTGCTCGAGGATCAGGTCGGCGGTCATGCCAGGGATCTCAGCGGCACCGTCGCGTCCGTAGCACTCGATCTCGATCAAGGTGTTCCACGTGGTACGGCCACCCAACTGCTGCGCCTCCTGCGATGCGGAGCGGCCCAGCCGAACGACAACGGCTTTGTCGATATCGCTGCTCAACGCACGGGTACGATTCACATACACGCGCCCGCCGGCGAGGGCCGCCGCCTTGAGGCGGTCAGCAATGGCGATCGCGATCGCCAAGTGCTGGGTTGTCATGCTTTCTCCAGGATGACCAGGCTGAGCCCGGCCGGCAGGTTGCTGTCCTTCTGACGGTCTCCCACGAGCCAGGTCGAGCCATTGACGGTGATTACGCTGTCAGCAAAGTCTTCGGGGACTTTGTCGTTCGCGATCACCATCTGCGGCGCCGCAGCGCCCATCCCGACGCCAACGGTGCCGGCCTGGTACTCGGCATCGAAGATGACAGGCACTTCCACGCCGTTGATCACGGCAATGGCGTTGGCGAGGCGCTCCATCGCCAAGCGGTTCAGTCGCGCCTCGAGCTCATCGAACATGATCAGCCGTTGATCTTGACGTTGACGGTGGTGACGCCGGCGCCGGCCGCTGCGGTGGCATAACCGGCCAGCACGTTCGCACCTGCGGTCTTGGTCATGCGGTCAGCGGCATCGTCCCAGTACAACTCGTCGCCCTGGGCAACCACCTCGGCCGGCACTTTAGGCTGGTTCCACACGCCAGTGACCGATGCGGAACCGGTGGTCAGGGCCGGGATGTCGGCCAGCACGATTCCAATGCGCTTACCCATCACCACGACCGCGCCCGAAGGGACTGCAGCGCCGCCCGCGGTGAAGTCGATGACCTCGCCTTCCTGTACATAATTCTTCGCCATGCTCATTTCCTTCGATTCAGGTAGCGCCGCGGCGCGGCGCCCGGGTTAGGTGATTACGGTGCAGCGCCTGGGTTCATTGCCAGGGTGCGGAAGTCCAGCGCTTTCACGCCGGCGTCCAGACGCACCTTGAATTCCACGCCATCGCGCGTCCAGCCGTCTTGCTGTTCCAGCGTCGGCGCCTGCTGGCCGTCCAGGTAGCTGACTTCGACGGTGTCGTGCATCGAACCGTTCGCGGCGCCATACCAGGCCGTCTTCGACGCGAGGTCGAGACGCGCATCGGAAATCACTTCGAAGCCGGCGCGCATCGAGTTCGGTACGGTGTTGTTGCGGGCGGCTGCGCCGACTTCGAATTCGCTGTCACGCACTACCTTGGCTTTACCTTCGAGGGCGATCGGCACGAGAAGATGGGCCAGGCGGATGTTCAACGCCGTGGCGGTGCCGTCGGTCTGCGTTCCCATTGCGACGCGCATCGTGTCGGTGCTGTCGGTTGTGATGCCCAGGCCGACCAGGATGTTCTTGTGGTCGGTATGGAACAGCGCCTTGCCATCGGACATCTTCGGATTGCTGGTCAGGATTGCGTAGACCAGGTCGCCAACGGTACGAATCGCCGCGCGGCCCATCAGCTTCGGAAGCTTGGTGAAGGTATTCAGATCGTCGTTGATGATCGTCTGGCGGGTGATGTTAAACATCTTGCCGTAGGTAG